ATGACACAAATTGGCTTTAGTATGAATATTCTACCAGATCTAAAGTATCAAAGATATGGTGAGGTCTTTAAATGGTCACATTGGAAGAGATATGGTGAGCCTAGAACTATAGAGTATGCAACACCATTCTATTGTCGAGAATGGGATGGACGACAAACGTGTCGAGGAGAAGAGAGAGATGGTCTTTATTGGACCTCAATTACTTGGCCAATTACCAAAACACTTAATCGCAAACACGAGTATCAAGATCCTTGGTTTTTTGTATAAAAAAAGGGTAGCTCTCGCTACCCTCTTTAGATATATGTAAGCGTCGATTATGCTTCGACGATAGAGCCAGTAACTTCGTATGCTGGAGCTGCTTCCATACCACCGATAATGATTTCGTAACCATTACGATCAGCGTATGCAACACCAGAAGTTGATGTACCTGAAACCATGTATGCGCCTCTTTCTAAACCTACTGAGAAGTATTGACCGTTGTTATCTTTGAATACAACTACCATGTTAGTAGCTTCACCCATCAATAAGATTTGGTTTCTCTTGTCAGCGTCAAGTTTATTAAAGATCATAGTCAACTGTTGGTCATAAGTAACAGTACCATTCTCTTGGCTAGCAGTAATAGTTTCAGTAAAACTAGACGTTTGTCTAGGTACTTCAAACTCGAAGAAATCACTTGGCGTCAATGCACTACCACCAACTGTGATAGCAGAAACTAAACCAGCAGTCTCAGTGATAGACTGAACAGGACCATTAGCGATAAAGATTTTATCGATACCACCATTAGAGTCGTTACAATCTAAAGTTAGACCAGCTGTTAAATTTGAACATGCCATAATTTATGTGATTTTTTTAATAAAGCTAGGGCCGAAGCCCTAGCCTTGAGTTATATTAATTACGCTAAACCGTTAGTAGCGAATACGTTTACTTGGTGAACAGCAACACCTAATCTCCACTTAGCGATGAACTTAACAACGTCCTCACCTTTGTCGAAGTAGAATTGCATGTTAGACATGTCGTCTTCCAAACCAGTACCTGCAACGATGAAACCAGCAGGGCCAGCACATGCGTAGTCAGATCCAACCAAACCAGCTGACTTAACAACTTTGATGTTTGTACCTGGAAGTTCAACAATCTCGTTACCAGTTACGTCATTGTAGTGGTACAAGTTAGCAGCAACAAGTGCTCTTGTCAATGAACGGTAAGCAGCAGGAGCAACGATCATGATTAGGTCGTCTCTATCTTTTACTTCTTCACCGATTGCATCGTAAAGATCCAATGCTTGCTCTAATGCGTTAGTAGCAGTCCATGCAGCTGGAGTACCACCTTGCAAGTTAGCACCGTTACCAGTAGTTACTTGTTGTTTGATACCATTAGCAGTACCATCACCAGAGATCAAGAATGTCTCGTTGTACTTCTTAACTCTCTCAACGTAGTAAGAAGCAATAGTTTCAGCAAAAGGAACTTCTTCAGCGTGAGCAGAAGCAGCCATTCTCTGGCTAATCCAGTACTGACGAAGGTCTTCTGGACATAATTCCATTTTTACTTGTTTGTCACGGATAGTAATATCAACTTGTGAGAAGTTTACATCACCGCTAGGGTTCCAACCACATGCTAAATCAGCAACGTTTAAGTCACCGTCCATAAGGTTGATAGCTACAGTACCAGCAGAAAGACCAGATCTTACGTCGATCTCTTCCATCAGGTCAGTAGTCAATACGGCTTTAGCGATCAATTCTAATGATAGCTCGTCCGTATAAGTACTTAATGCAGTTAAATCAAATGCCATAATTTAAGTTTTTATTTTTAATTTAATTATTTGCCTTTACGGATAGCGATCAAATTGCTTAATCTCGCTTCGGCTTTGGTTAGTTTGTCCGCTCTTTGTTCAGAGAAGGTGTTACGAACAGGGTCACCTCCTGGTTCATCTGCGAAATCCGCAAATTTTGCTTTTAGAGTAGCAATCTCTTCTTTAAGTTCCTCGATTACTTCAGCTTGTGGCTTTAGAACTTCAACGATAGCCTCAACAAGAGCGTCAGCGTCTAGCATAACTTTCTCTTCTTCAACGATTTCGTCTTCCATTGCAACCTCTTCTACCTTTTCTTCAGCAACTACTTCTTCAGTTGCCTTTTCTTCGATAGAAGCGATTTCGCCATTCTCGCCTACTGTAACCAACAAACCATCAGTCGTTTCGTGCATACCTTCAGGTGCAAATGGTGCCTCACCTTCGTCTACCTTTACGTAGAGTACAGCCCCTGGCGCCAATTCACCTTCAGTGAATACTACTGTACCATCAACTAATGTAGCTTCTGCCATAGTCTCAGTTACAGTCTCAACAACCTCTTCTTCAGCTCCTAACATAATGCGAAGCTTAGTAATTACATCATTTACATTCATAATTAAAGGTTTTGTTTTAGTTAATCTGGACTAAGCCAGACATATTTAAATATAAAAAGTGTCAAATATGACAAAAGTTATTTATCTTCTTTTTCTCGTCTTCGTTGAGCAATAATTCTTTGTACGTTTAGAATAATACCTGTTGCTATTAAGAAGAAGGTTAGGACTTCATTCCATTGTATCATAGCTGATGCTGCGCCAGCTATAGTAGTTACGTTTGCGATTGAGTCTTTGACTGTGTCCATTATTGAGCTTTTTCAATAAAGTTACCCGTTATTGAGAAACCGTTGAGTTCGCCATTTTTAATCTTTTGCCAAGTCTCCTGATTATTTATCTTGTAGCTAACCATCCACGTACCTTTTGGTACATTGAAACCAAGGGTAGCAGACTTGTCCATCTCGGGATCGTTAACAATCCAAGACTCAAGGAGAGTATTTTCATTGCTAATTTTATCATCATGATTTATATCGGTGTTATGTTGTTTGTTCTCTTCTAAGAACTTCATTGCAATCTTGTTAATGGTATCTTCAGTAAAGTAGACATGGAATAGATTACCTAATGCATCTTTACGTGGAATCATTTGAAATGGAATCATTGCAGGTCCTGTAACGATCATTCTATCGTCGTCAGCAGAGAACCTCCAAAAATCATTACCTGGACCAGCGTCTTGGCCTGCACGACCACTAGCTGGACCTTGATCAATCATAACAGCTCTTCCATCTGTGCCTTTAAACACTCGTAACTTTGTCCAATAATGCTTACAATTAACTCCACCTTTAAAGTCAAAGATAGAGTAGGGTTGGCCATTGTGTCTAAAACCTGTGTTAATGGTAGCAGACATTTCATCAATTTCTTCACGAGTATACAATTTATTCATTCTTTGCATCGCTCTACAGAAATTACGCTCAGCTGGAGGTCCAGAGTAGCGATACTTAGTCTCTGGCTCTTGATTTACATTAGGTAGATCTCTTTTACCAAGAATATCTAAGCCAATAATGCCTCTTGCGTAATCACCAATAGTAGTAAAGGTTTCTTGCGACTCTTTGATGATAATCACCTTTTCCATATCGTACCATTCACCGAAATCTTCTGATTCACACATCTCGATGATCTTTTTCTTAATCTCTTCGTCTTGATCAGTGTATGGTTGTAGGTTGCCTGTATCAACACCAAATGAATTGTAGCAAATGGCTGCTGCTTGTTCTTGATCATAGCCCTCATCGATAAGGACAGGAATACATCTGCTAACATAGTCGTCTTTTGATTCACCAGTTACAGGCTCTACAAATTGTTGAGCTGCAAACTTTTGCCAAGATACACCGATAGCAGGTCTATCTACTAAGGACATAATATCTACACCTAAATCATCAAACTCTAGGTTGTCCCAATCTATTAGTAATTCTACAATTTTATTCATATTACAATCGAGCTAAGTCGTTTATTTTCTTATCAGCTTCTTGTTGCGTAGTCATTTCGTCTGAAACAACATATGCACGTATTACATTAGCACTAGATGCACCGCTTTGTTCGCCTAGAGTAATGGTTTCACCAGCGGCTTGACCTGCTGCTGCGCTTGCTAGAGCTGCAGTTGGATCAAATGCAGGTAAAGCTGGCATAGTAGGAGCAGTTGGTACTGAACCACCACCTCCACCGCCACCACCTGGCGTTTGAGTACTCAAGATCTTCTTAACATTCATCAAACCTGATGCAATCGCTACACCTGCTGCAATCTGTGGGAATGGAGGTGGAGCTGGTGTGTTAGCAAGAGCATTAGTAGCTGCTTGATATGTATTCATCGTAGCAGAAGCTACAGCACTGGCTTTTCCTAAAACTGAGGCTTCACCAGCAATACCAGCAATAGTATCAAAGGCAGCAGTAGCCACACCCATTTTGGTATCAGCTACAGACTTCTCTAACATCTTCTCGTAGTCAGCTTTGTCTTTAGCAGCTTGTTTAGCAGCTTCTTGTCTATCGAGATCTTCTTTAGCGTATTTGTCTTTAAGCTCATTCATTGCTTCAAGACGACTCTTCTCTAATTCATCAGTAGCTAGACCATTGGCTTCAGCTTTGGCAATCAATTCAGCATAGTAAAGATCAAGATCCTCTAATGCCTTAGCTCTCTGCTCAGCTTCTGTGTTAGCTTCAGCATCTCTAATCTGTTTCTTTAGGTCAGCTAGTTCTTGTGCTTTCTGAGCTTCGTATGCAGCAGCCTCATCAGCTGCAGCTTTGTCTTTGGCTAGTTTGTCTTCTCTAGCTTTGTCATCAGCAGCTTGATTTTGTAGTATGTAACCATCTCTTTGGTTTTTAAGTGCTGCTAATTGCTTTTCAGTTTCTGCAATAGTCTCTGCTCCTTGTTGTGCAGTCTCTTCTGGATCAAATAGCATGTTAGCTAAACCACCACTAAAGCCTTCTTCGAGGTTAGTAGCAATATCAATACCAGGAATTTTAGAGACAGCTGCAGTCATCATATCGACTGTCTTTAGAAGTAGAGTGATTGGTGCAGTCAAGAAACGAATCACGTTTTGAGCGATGTCTCTGTTTCGCTTCATCGCCTCTTCCTGAGCTTTGGCTTGCTGTTTCTGCTGCTCTAACACCATTTCAGTGGCAGCAATAACCTCGTTAGTCTGTTGTATCTTCAGATCACGTATTTCACGCTCTGATTTACCTTGTAATTTAAGACTATTTTCTTGTGCAGATATGGCATCTAAACTGGCTTGTCTTGCAGCAGCTTCTGCTTGTGTATCTGCTAATAATTGTTTCTGATCTGAGCTAACACCACTGATAGCACCA